CAACAAAATGCAGAAGCTGCAGAACCTTCACTAGAGGTTGTTGAAGATGAAGATAAAGACCTGTAAATAACTTCAACATTATAAAACTCAAACACCGCTTCGGCGGTGTTTTTTTGTTTATAGATATCCCATACGTCGCTTTGACATAAACTTAGCTACTCCATCTTCTGGTGCAGCTGATAGTGAGTCGACTGTTGTATCTTCTACATCATCTAATACGATAGTTACTATATCTTCAATGCCGTTATCACTATCGTCTACGTCATTTTCTTTTTTTTTGTGATTAAGATGCACGGCTAATGCGTAAGATATAAGCGGTCCTGTTAGGCTTATAACTGCTGCAAACAAGCCTAATCCCCACAGAACGACGTTTCTCTGATGGTCTTTATTAGGTATAAAGTATCTAATAACTGGCATATGTCCACGCATATCGTTTTGAGTTTCTGCTAATTCAACATTGGCTTCAGATAGGTTACTTGATGTCTTATCATAAACAGCTAAAAGATCTTTTGATAGTTTATCTTGTAAATCTACTAACTCACTAGCTGCTTTAGCCTGTATAGTTCTCTTTAACTCTCTTTTCTTTTCAATATCGACTGTCATAGTATCCATAGCCGCCTGAAATGCCCGAGCCTTAGGTCCAATAGAACCATCACTATTTACACCATCGTTAATTTGAAAGTCACGCGACTCTCTGGCCTGTTCATACTGCTTAGTAATACCTGCAATCTCAATATCAATTAAGCTTAACCTCTCTTTTGACTGTGCTTTAAAGCTCTCTATACGAGCGTTGTTTGCACTTTTATATTCTTCTATTTTAGTCTGCGTAGCGTCCTGTATATTAACTACCTCTACCTTAGCGATATTTTCTGTATCTAAAGACTCAAAAGCTCTAGCAGTCATATTTAAGAAATTACCGGTAAGACTAATAGCTATACAACTCAACCAAATAATAGATGATATGATCTTAGTCTTCCATGAAGTTGTAATACCTATAAGCATACTTAGAGATACAGAGCCAACAGATGGTAGAAAGCCGATAACACCGGCTAATACATCATCGCCGAATGTAGGTTTCCATCCCATATAGGATAGTACGACATCAAGAGCTGTCATTGCAAATATAAAAACAAAGGCGAGTACTGTTGATGCTGTTAAAAGTTTTTTAGGTTTGTTCATCGTTATATTATTTATATCTAGACATAAGTGAACCGGGGAGTCTTCGGCCCCCCCGGTTCGGTATAAATGTGTCTTTGATTAACTACCTACTAAAAGTAAGTAGCTGCGTTCGGAGTGAATGCTGTACCAAGCCCTGAAACAAGGATGACGTGGTAGTAGAGATTAGCACCGAAGATGTTGTCAACAACACCATAACGAGTAAGCAACCCTACGCGGGGAGCGAAATCGTTAGGACCAATAGTTCTCTGTACCATGACAGGAATGTAAGGACAATAGATGATACCAGTATCGTAGAATTCAGGACCCTTGTAACCAAGGAGTGCATACTCAATGCCGTCAGTTCCGCCAGTATATTTACTGTCGGGATAAGCATTAGTATTCTGAACTTCAGTACGAGTATCACGGTAGACATTAAATCTGCCTCCGAGTGAACCGACCTTAGCAATACCAACAGGCTGTGTACTTACGTCACCTTGTACAGGTACCCACTGAAATTCAGGGAGCATCTCAAGGATGGCACAGACTTTAGGAGTTCCAACAATAAAGTTGGCAGCTCCACGTCTGTTACGCACAGCAATGCGGTTAGCTTCGATGATAAGACGTTGGTAAAAATCCCTGTTACGCTCAACTAACCAACGGCCATCCGCAGATTGCGGAGTCCAGGTGGAGTAACCGGCAGCGCCGGCGTTGAGTGCAGATTGAATCATCCTCATGAGCATTTCACGGTCAATCTCTGCTTGGATCTCGTATGACATTGCATTCGTGATCTCAGCATCGACATCGATACCGTTCATGTTCTTGAGGTCTTGCTCAAGTTCGACAGACCAACGGGCACCCAAACGACGGGTACCAGCTTCAACGGCTGTCTTCTCAAACTTAACTTCAACTTGTGGGATGTTACCAGTGATCTCGAAGTTTTCGAGGATCTGTGCAACACCTTTGTCTTGATCAGCAAAGTCCCAATCAGCGTTACCGGAGAGCTCTGAAGCAGAGGATCCAGTAAAACGCGTATCAAGCATTTGATAACCAAGTTCGTTAGTAGTGTCACCCTGTGTAAGGGTACCGTCATAACCGGTATCAGCGCCAGGACCAGATGCTGCAGGAGCAGGATTGGTAGCGAAGTTACCGTCAACACCGTTGCTTAGAGCTTCGGAGTTATATGAATAACGGAGAGCAAATGCAAGTCCAACAGGACCTGACATTGGCTGAACACCAACGATTTCGTTGGAGATGAGTTCAGGGAAAGTACGACGAATCATCGGGATAAGAACTTTAGGTAAACGTTGGTCACCGGCAGCATAGCTGTCTGTGTTTCCAACGGAGCCGCCTGCGACGGTAGAGTTACCTCCACCACCAAGTGCGCCACCGATACCACCAGAGGTATTACCCTCTTCAATACACCACTTCTCTTGGTTTTCCAAGAGGATAGCAGTATTGAGACGAGTAGTATCGTTACTAATTTCCTTAACCGAGTCAGAAGAATAATCAAGAACAGGAGCCCACTTCTCAAGGAGAGTGTCTGCTCTGTTTTTATCAATAAATGATTGTGGTTTATTCAAAATAATCGTTTCTTTCTATATATTTTCGACCTTCATGAGATACTATAGTAAACTATATTCTCAGGTTATTCAGGCACCGAATGCCTCATTCTTTCAGGGAGATTGTTTACTTCATCCGTGTTAACTCTTCGAGATACGGATTGGAAATTTCCTTTTTCTCCTGTACGATCTTTTGTACAGGTGCATCAGCTTTTACTTTTCTATTCGTAAAGGCTTCTTCTTTGATTACATCAATTCTTTCGGACTCTTTTTTGTCGAATAGTCTTGCTGTATATTCAAAGTTTTCTTCGATAAACTTAGGTGTCTTATCGTTAAGTACTTTACGTAAGTACTCTGCTTTTTTAGCTGATAGCTTAGCAGTCTTATTTTCAAGTAGTAGATCTGCTTTGGTCTTATTATAGGCCTCTTTAATCAGGGTGTTCTCTTTTTGAACAGTTTCGAGCTGAGACTTAAGCTCTTCAATTTGTGTCTTACCATCGATGACTGCTTCCTTAACAGACTCACTCATTAGGCTCGAGTCAACAGCAAGAACGTTTCTTAGGTTGTTAAGAACTTCCATAGCAGTTCTGTTCTGTGTTGCTTCTAGCACTGCTTCCGCTGGTACTGCTTCATCGATATACTCTTCTAAGTAATCAGAAATAGACTCGACTAAAGTATCTTTAAATTCCTTAGCACCAACGCTAAGATCATTTTCATACTTCTTAATTACCTTTACAAGCTGCTTAGTATTCTTAGAATCAACAGCTTCAACAATTCTTGTTAGTTTAGCTGAGTGATCTTTATCAATAGCCTTTACGAGCTCTTGAAGTTTCTCGGAATATAGTTCGTCTTGTGAAGTTAGAGCTGACTCAACAGATAAAGTAATTTTATCTTTAAGGGCATCCTCAATAGTATTGATAGACTCCTCAGTGAGGACCTCTTTAACGCTTTCTGGTAATAGTTGTTCTTTGCTCATATTAGAAAAGTGGTTTATCTGTAGCACTGTTAATTCTAGTTAACATTTTATCTTCAACAGCGTTACCTAAATATTTATGCGCATCCGCATAATTTTTGTTAGAAACACTTGAGATAAATTTTTTAATTTGTGATCTATCATTAGCAACGCGTTGGCTACTCTTAGATTGTGGATCAGATGTACTACCCTGTGACATATATATACTTATGCTTAAATTTTATTAATAAAGGTTAAAAAGCGTTCTAATAGGTATTTATCTACTTCTTTTCTTGGTAGGTTAGATATAGACTTTTCAAATTCATCATAAATCTCTTCATATTTACCATCCTCTGCTAGTACCCATTGCTTTGATTCTAATATACCATTTACAAAAGCACTTGGGTAAGAAGGATCAGCAACACAGTCAACAGCAACCAGTTTAAGGTTCTTTACTGTATTGTGTGTTGTACCTTCTTCTAATGTACCAAGGGCGCGTGATGACATACCAACCTTAACACCGTCGTTAATAAGGGACCGTACGATCTGACCACATGGCGTTGTTAGTACCTTAGACTTACCGTAAAATACGTTACCGTCTTGTGATAACTCGGTAATCATATGGCATGCCCTTTCTAGATCAACATCAGCTGATGAAGGGTGATTTAACTCTCCCATTGCGCGTCCTGGTTGAACCATTTCCTCAGTATATCTTTGAACCTCACGCTCTAGCTCATTAAGAGGATATAGCCTGTTGTTCTTATTAACTCCTTCAGCCATCATATAAGGACCTTTAATATAAAGGTTAGAAGGGGAATTCTTATTTGACTCCTCTTCAATAATTTCAAACTCTTCAATAGAGTCTGGATTTTCACACATTAAGTTAAGTTTAAGCGCCATATAATATTATTTATACCTTTTAAGTAAAAAATCTATTTTTCTTTTAGTTCTTTAAGTCCTTTTCCGTTATTATTAAAAACTCCCAGCCTTTCTTTTTACAGAACTTTTTAGCACTCTCCCACTTACTAGTGTTTACAGCCCATTGTTTCTGTTCATATATAAGATGTTGCTTCTTTCTGTATTTGGTTGTAGGTGGTTTAGTTTGACTATACGGCTTTATTTCTACTAGATAGTTTTTAATATTACTACCCTCCTTAATAGATATAAAGTTATCAACAAAATATCTATGAACCTTTCCATCTAAAGGACTTATGTATGGAACAACAACGTTTTCACTAGACCACTTTACAACGTTTTTATTATCATCACAAAAGCGAAAGAATTTAAGCTCTAAGCCAGACCTATAAACAGCCTTTTTACCTATAAACTTACCACCGTTTTTAGGTGTAAAAATACCCTGCCTATATCTCTTATTCGCCATTTAACCGACAATAAAATCTACAGGATCGGCATCACCAAATCCAGGAGAAGCACCTTCAAGTAACTTAGCCTCAAGATCTTTCTTTCTCTGATAACCTTCATTTAGTAATTCGTAATTTAAAGAGCCACCACCTATTAAGCTAACACCTCCAAACTTACCTCTAACCATACCTATCGAAATCATAGTTAGTGCAGTAACATATTCATATACCCACTGCTCTTTAATTACATCACGAATCGGCTTTTCTATATAACAAGAAACTACACCGTAATATTTGTTTTTAGGTTGAGGATACATTCTCATATACTGAGTACGCGGATCAAACTTAACATCCTTTTTAAGAGCTAATACCTTTTCTCTTGTATCCAACCATTCTTTCATTGTGTACCATGATACAAGATCGAATCCATAGTTACCTAATCCGTATGAAAAATATGTCTGCTGAGCCAAAGTTTGCTCTAACGTAAATAATGTATTAATACCAGTATTTGAACCCTCCTCAAAATCTGTTACTTCGATAACCTTTCTGTAATCCATAACATCATAATCATACATTACTTGATATGTTGTTGCATCATTAGGTTTACCCTCTAACGTAAGTGTCTTTCTCTTATTTTCCCTAAACGCTGCTGATAATGACGAGTTAAGAGATATAATATCGTCATATAAAGCCCTATCAACAATTTCAAAATCTTCTATACCGTCCTTAAGCTGACCGGATAGTGTTTGTGAAGTGGAAAAGAAAGAGCTGGCTATAGATGATGTAGCTACAAAGAACGTTTCAGCTGTATCCCCGTAGTATTCTGCACCGGGTCCTAATGGGTTTTCTCCCTTTACTTTCTTTGCTGCTGTATCTAAATTAGAGTTAGCTAGTGTATATAGTAAGTCTAAGCGTACACCTTTGTTTCTTTCATACAGGCTAGAATCAAATATTAGATACTCCTTAGTAAATCCTGCGTACTTAGTAAAATATTCAACAGCTATTTGAATATTTTCTCTCATCTGATCTGGGTGGATCTCAAGAGATACTAGTGGGTAACCTAAGCCTCGTTTAACCCTATCACCTAATCGATCATACGTCTCAATTTTATTATTGAGATTTGTCGACAAAAAAGCAGACAACGGGGTTATTTCACAAGCATTATTCTTACATACATCGGCCATGTATATATTTATGCAACTACAGCTGATTTATCCAATCAAAGCTTTGCTTAATCTGGTCTGAGAACTCTCTGCCCAAGACATCGTGCCAATCTGGCTTCAATGGCTTCACAACATTGCGGATCTTATGCTCACCATAAGGCCAACCAAGTTCATGTTCATCGGTGTATTGTTCTACATTTAGTGGATTAACCTCAAACCTATCCATCTCTAAGTAGTCCCAGATTGCATTCATTGCTTCTACTGGGTTTGCTGTCAAATCTTCTGCATGAACAAAGTGAAGTTTATCCTTATGTCTCTTTACTGCATCATGTAGTCTTTCTACTGCAATACCAAGTGGCGGCATTTGTAGCCATCCCTGTGATCTCTTCTCAACAGTAGTCCAGCTTTGGGGGTTTTGTTTCTCTACCCCAACAAACCTTGATGGATGTTTAATCCTCATCTTCTCAAAACTAGATAGAATACCTCGTACATCTCTTACTGGCACTAATACTTTAGCATCTGGAAACACTTGAAACAATTGATCAAGATGCCCAATCCATGATCTGCACTTATCAACAACTACTGGTCTATCTGTGTCGCCATCAAATGCGCTTTTAATACCACCTCTAAGGAAATTGTGGTATTGTCTTTCACCATCTAGTGGGTTTTTAAATGTTTTAAATTCCTCTGTTTCAAAGAAGTCTCTAGCAATGTAACCAATCTCATGAATACCAGAAGTGGCAGTGGCATGAACTTCAGGGTTTTGGGCTAGTAAGTTTTGTAGAAGAGTAGAGCAAGCTCTTGGAAGACCAGATGTGAAATGAACTGTTTTCATATACTAGTATTATATATACTAATTATGAAAAGTCAATAAAAATTATGGTATGTTAGGGTAGTTTGTCCAAGTCTGTACTGTGGCTGTTGTATTTTGCGCCGTCTTCCAAGCAGCATCATACCCTGTTGCATTGGGGCCTGTGTATATATTAACAAGTGC